CGGCCAGCGCACAGCAAAGAACAAGGCGAAAAAATAATGGCCACCATGCAGCGCACCATGAGCCAGGTCATGGACAGGGAAGAGGGCGAGGGCATGGAAGAGGGCGAGAACTGCCCCATGCCCACGCAGGACATCACGCTAAACCTAAAGAATCGAGCCAAGGCAATCACCAGCGCGGCCTATGGCCCTGAGAATCCCAAGCTGCCTAATGAGGCTTTTTGGCGCAAGAAGGCTGACCAGTGGGATGTCAGCATGGATGACGCCAAGCAAAGCCTGTGCGGGAACTGCGCGGCTTTCAATGTGTCTGACAACATGAAGCAGTGCATTGCCCAAGGCATTGGCATGGAAGCAGACCCATGGGGCACGATCAAGCTGGCCGACCTTGGCTACTGTGAGATTTTTGACTTCAAGTGCGCGGCCTCAAGAACTTGCGATGCGTGGGTGGTGGGTGGTCCCAACACCGGCGAGCAAGAGGGCGAGGACATGGAAGAGGGCGAAGACTACGAAGAGGGAGAAGAGGAATGAAAGCTGGACTCTATGCCAACATTGCAGCCAAGCGCGAGCGCATAGCCGCTGGCAGCAAAGAGAAGATGCGCAAGCCTGGCGCTAAAGGCGCGCCAAGCGCTGCTGACTTCAAGGCTGCGGCCAAGACTGCAAAGAAGCCAAAGAAATGAAGACCCCAGCTTGGCAGCGCAAGGAGGGCAAAAGCCCGTCAGGCGGCTTAAATGCCAAGGGCCGCGCCAGCGCGAAGGCCGAGGGCATGAACTTGAAAGCGCCGGTCAAGTCTGGCGATAATCCAAGGCGAGCCAGCTTCTTGGCGCGCATGGGCAACATGCCTGGTCCAGAATACAAGGCAGGCGAGCCGACACGGCTGCTGCTGTCACTCAAGGCATGGGGCGCAAGCTCCAAGGCTGACGCCAAAGCAAAAGCCAAGGCAATATCTGCAAGGAACAAAAAATGAACGAATTAGAAATCAGCACCGACATTGCTGCCACACAGCCAATGGATGATGCAGAGCTGCAAGCGATCATCACGCAAGACCTGACCGATGCGGTGAGCTATGTGGACAGTGATCTGTCACCCACACGCGCCAAGGGGACTGAATACTATCGCGGTGATTTATTCGGCAATGAGGTCGAAGGCAACAGCAAGGTGGTGGCCATGGAGGTGCGGGACACTGTCTCGGCCATGCTGCCAAGCCTGATGCGTGTGTTTTTCAATTCTGAGAATGTGGTCGAGTTTAGTCCCAGGGGACCTGAGGACATCAAGATGGCCCAACAGGCCACCGACTATGCCAACTATATTTTCCAAAACGACAATTCTGGGTTTTTAACGACCTACGCAATTTTTAAAGATGCGCTGGTGCGCAAATGCGGCATTGCCAAATTCTGGTGGGAAGATGAGGAGAAGGTCCGGATTGAGGAGTACACCGGCCTTGATGAGCAGACGCTACAGATGCTGATGCAAGAGCCTGGTGGTGAGGTCAAGGTCATCACATCCTACCCAGACCCAGATGTCAACGAGGCGCAGCTGACAACAGTGGACCCCACAACTGGCGCGCCGATGGTTATGCCTGCACCAATGATCCATGATGTGCAAATCAAGCGTATCACAAAAGATGGCCGCATCAAGATCATGGCCGTGCCGCCAGAGGAGTTGCTGCTAGACAGACGCGCCAGATCGTTTGACGATTCGACCATCATTGCCCACCGGCAGATGGCCACCATGGCTGACTTGCTGGCCATGGGCTATGACCAAGATGAGATTGAAGAGAATCTGTCAACGACAGACTTGGACAGCAACGATGAGTATTTGGCCCGTCAGCCACTGAGTACAACATTTGGCACAAATGACGCTGCCAATCCAATGATGCGCAGGGTCTTGTACATCGAGGCTTATTCGCGTGTTGACTATGATGGCGATGGCATTGCAGAGCTTAGAAAAGTCTGCTGCATGGGTGGCGGCTATAAGGTGGTGCGCAATCTGCCAGCGAGCTATATCCCTTTTGCTGACTTCCCCTGCGACCCAGAGCCACACACAAGCCCACTTGAGGCGATGTCGATTTTTGACATTACCCGTGACTTGCAAGAGATCAAGTCTGAGATTCTCCGCAACACATTGGACAGTTTGGCCCAGAGCATTCACCCACGCACAGCGGTGGTCGAAGGCCAAGTCAACATCGATGATGTCTTGAACAACGAGACGGGCGCCATCATTCGGATGCGCGCGCCTGGCATGGTGCAGCCACTCACAACCCCGTTTGTTGGGCAGGCCGCATTCCCGATGATGGAATACATGGACCAGATCAAGGAAGACCGCACCGGCATGAGCAAGGCGGCCATGGGTCTGAATGCTGACGCATTGCAGTCAAGCACCAAGGCAGCTGTGGCGGCGACCATTTCAGCCAGCCAAGGCCGCATTGAGCTGACAGCGCGCATTCTGGCCGAGGGCATGAAAAAGCTATTCAAGGGAATTTTGTTCTTGGTCACAACGCACCAGGACAAGGCTCGCATGGTGCGGATGCGCAACGAGTGGGTGCAGATCGATCCAAGATTCTGGGATGCTGGCATGGATGCCACGATCAACATTGCCCTTGGCAATGGCGACACCAACGAGAAGCTGCAAGCGCTGATGATGATCATGTCCAAGCAAGAGCAAATCTTGCAGCAGCTTGGCCCAACAAACCCATTGGTCACGCCAATGCAATTTAGCAACACCTTGCGAAAAGTGGTTGAGCTGTCTGGGTTTAAGGATTCAACGAGCTTTTTCCAAGACATCCCTGCCGACTACAAACCACCAGAGCCACCAGCTCCAAAGCCATCCCCAGAGGAGATTTTGGCCAAGGTGCAGGCCGAGTCTATTCAGGCAGATATCCAGAAAAAGGCAGCAGAGCTGGAGCTAAAGCGCCAGCAAATGCTTTTGGATGATGATTTGGCCCGTGACAAGATGGCCCAAGATTTGTATCTCAAAAAGTATGAAATTGAGTTAAAGTACAAATCACAGATCAGTACAGCGGAAATTGATGCCGCGCAAAATATTGATCGTGAAGCGATTCGTCAGCAGGCACTGCTGGCCCAGCAGCAAGCGGCGCAGCTTATGCAGCAGCCACAGCAGCAGCCACCAGCGCCTGAGATGATGCCCCCATCAACCTTTCAAGGAATGGCACAGTAAGTGACAAATGAAGACCAAGTAAATAAAGGCCGAAAGGCCAAGCAGCTGCTTGAGGATGAAACCCTCAATGCAGCGATTGCAAAATTAGAAGGTGACCAACTTTGGGTATTTCGTTCATCGAAACCCGAAGAGTCTGCGAGGCGCGAGACAGCATGGTGCATGTTGCAGGCCATTGACGGGCTGCGGCAAGAGTTGATCAAGATTATGGACAACGGGAAAATTGCACAGAATGCGATAAGCAAATCACAGAAAAACTAATTTAAGAAAATACTATGGCAGAAACACAAGCAATGAATATGGCCGATGCGGCCAGTGCTATCTCGGCAATGTTGGCCCCTGAAAAAGGACAAGCGCAAGTTGACGAGACGCAGCCAGTCGAGGAGTCCCAAGAGGACACCGAGACAGCGGCTTCTGAGGAGGATGAGTCTGGTGTGGAAGACGCGCCAGATGAAGAGTCCCCAGAGGGACAGTCCGAAGAAGAGGAAGAGCAAGAGGAGCAAGAACAGCCACAGACTTTCACCGTCAAGGTAGACGGCAAGGAAGTCACAGTGACGCTAGACGAGCTTCAGAAGGGCTATTCCAGGACACAGGACTACACTCGGAAAACGCAGCAGATTGCCGAAGTGCGCAAGCAAGTCGAGCAAGAAACGCAGGCAGTCCGAGCCGAGCGTGAGCAGTACGCTCAATTGTTGGGAGCATTGCAAGCCCAACTTCAGTCTTCGGAGCCTCAAGTTGATTTGGAACGCCTCTATCACGAGGACCCAATTGAATGGGTAAGGCAAAAGGAAATCATGCGCGAGAGGCAAGAAAAACTCGGTGCTATTCAGTCTGAACAGCAGCGGCTTTTTCAAGTGTCTCAGTATGAGCAGCAGCGCGCTATGGAGGCCCAACTTGCCAGCCAGCAAGAAGCCTTATTAGCCGCTTTGCCAGATTGGAAGGACCCCAAGAAGGCAAAGGCCGAAAAGGCACTGGTGATTGAGTCTGCAAAGGCAGCAGGCTTTACCGATGAAGATTTGAAGAATGTTTACGACCACCGGCTGGTCTTGTTGTTGCGTAAAGCAGCAATGTTTGACCAAATGGTAAGTAAGCGTCAAGGCATTAAGCCTGTGGTGAACAATGGCCCACGAACAGCCAAGCCTGGTGCAGCTGGTCGGGTTTCGACAACAACTGAAAGTACGCGAGCAAAGCAGCGTCTTGCAAAAACCGGTCGCATAGATGATGCGGCCTCTGCAATTGAACTTTTATTGAAATGAGGAAATTATGGCTATCGTTAGCAATACATTTTTAACCTACTCTGCAAAGGGTATCCGCGAAGACTTGAGCAATGTGATCACAAACATTTCGCCTTAATCTGAGGGCCGTTGCAGAGTAATTTGCAATTGATACCAGGAGAATTGCTGGAAACCCCTAACGGATAGGCAGCCGAGGGCAATCAGCAGCCGAGCCTCAAAAGAGGAAGGTTCAACGACTAGATCGAAAGATCGTAGGACCAAGTGGTCCGAAGCACCTGGCCCCATGAAAGTGGGTGAAGATATAGTCTGATCTGCATGGAAACATGCAGTCCCGAAAGGGAGGCAAGGTTTAACGATCCTTGTCCAACATGGATGGAAGAAACGCCTTATATGTCAAACATTGGTCGCGAGAATGTGTCCAATAGTTTGTATGAGTGGCAGACAGACCAACTTTCCAGTGCCGCCGCAAATGCGCAGCTGGAAGGTGACGATGTCGCGTCTTTTGATGCGGTGACAGCTACTGTGCGTTTGCAAAACTACGCACAGATTTCACGCAAGACAATCATCTTGTCAGCCACTGAAGAAGTGGTGAACAAGGCAGGACGTCGCAGTGAGCTGGCCTACCAAATCGCGAAGCGCGGCGCGGAAATTAAACGTGACCAAGAATTCTCCATGCTCAATGGCGCTATCGCTGTTGCTGGTGATTCGACAACTGCTCGCACCACTGCCTCTTTGGGCGCGTTTGTGAAAACAAACACCGACAAAGGCTCTGGCGGTGCTGACCCATCTTACACAACGCTGCCAAACAGCGCCCGTACAGATGGCACAGTGCGCACATTTACTGAAACCATTCTCAAGAATGTGATTCAGAAGGTGTGGACACAAGGTGGTACACCTAAGATTCTGATGTGCGGTCCTGTCAACAAGCAGCGCGTGTCTGGTTTCTCTGGTATTGCCTCTAGCCGCTTCAACATTGATGGTGGTGCAAAGCCTGCGACATTGGTCGGCGCCGTGGACATCTACGTTTCAGACTTCGGCAATGTCCAAGTTATTGCGAACAGGTTCCAACGCGAGCGCGATGCATGGGTGATCGATCCTGACTACGCAAAGATGACTGTGCTGCGCCCTTACAGCCAAGTCGAATTGGCGAAGACTGGTGACGCTGAGAAGCGCATGTTGATCGTTGAGTGGGGTCACAAAGTGTTGGCTGAAAACGCCCACGGCTTGGCCGCTGACTTGGTTACTTCTTAATAGTAAGCAAATGGAAAGGGCCAGGGGAACTTGGCCCTTTTTTTAACATGATTCACAAAAGACTACTGAGCGAAAACAAAGATCAAGGCATCAAGCGCTACTGGCATGAAAACCCAGAAACAGGTGATGTGACGATCCAGACAGAGCAAGATGTGACTGCTGTCATTGAGGCCAACAAGGCCATCTATAACGCCCAAGACGAAAAAGCCAACTGGAAGGGTGAGTGGCACTTGGTCGCATCCATCCCCGAATCCCTTTATTACAAGATGAAGGCCGAGGGCAAGATCGATGATCAGGAATACATGAAACGCTGGTTAAACGACAGCGACAACCAATTTTTTAGAACTAGACCTGGAAAAATATGAGCAATTATGTTGCAGTCTGCACACCGGCCCGTGACCAAGTCCACACGAACTATTGCTATTGCATGGTCAACATGGTGGCGTATCACACACTCAACACCGAAGACGCGATTAGTCTGAAATTGATGCAAGGCACGATTATCCAAAACCAAAGGGCTGACCTTTGTTTGGATGCGATGGCCGAGGGCTGCACACACATTCTCTTCATTGACTCGGACATGACATTCCCACAGGATATGGTGGGGAGGCTCTTGGCCCACGACAAAGACATTGTGGCGGCCAACTGCGCCAGGCGCAGAATGCCCACTGGCCCGACAGCTCAAGACTATGATGAGAACGACAAGCGCATTCCCGTCTACACCATGCCAGAATCAACTGGATTGCAAGAGGTGGGAAGCATTGGCACTGGCATAATGCTGATCAAGCGCAGGGTGTTTGAGGGCATGAGCGAGCCATGGTTTGATATGCCATGGCAGACCACACGGGGATATATGGGTGAGGATGTGTTCTTTTGTAGAAAAGCCAGAGAGCTTGGCTTTAAGGTCTACATCGACCATGATGTCTCGCACGAAATTGGTCACATTGGGACCTTTGAGTTTGGCCACCCTCACACTTGGATTGTGAAAGAAGAGATGGAAAAAGAGGCGAAAAATGGCACTTAGCACCTATGCAGAACTGAAGACATCCATTGGTGATTGGCTCAATCGGTCAGACCTGACAAATGCCATTCCTGACTTTATCTCTCTGGCCGAGGCGCAAGTTGAAAGAACACTGCGCACCAGGCAGATGATTGTCAGGGCCAATGCGTCTTTTGACGCGCAATATGGCGCCGTGCCTGCTGATTTTTTAGAGACAAAATCTCTGAAACTGACAAGCACAAATCCACAGACACCATTGGAGTTTTTAAGCATTGATGCTTTGGACAATAAGGCATCTGAATACACTGGCAGCGGCAAGCCAAGATTCTTTGGTGTGGTCGGTGGCCAGTTTAGATTGGTTCCAGTGCCAGACGCCACATATACAACCGAGCTGACCTATTACGCGAAGTTGACAAAGTTATCAAGCACTGTGACCACCAACTGGCTTTTAGCATCAAGCCCCGACATTTATCTGTATGGCGCGCTGCTTCAGGCTGCTCCATACTTGCAAGATGATGCGAGAATCCAAGTGTGGTCATCGCTATATGATCGTGCAATGAGTGAATTGCAAACTGCCGATGATCGCGGTGCGTCTTCTGGTGGTGCATTGCTTACCCGTGCAAAGACTTTTGGATAAGGACTGGACATGTCATCTTTTACCGACTACACCGAAAACCTAGTTTTAACCTGGCTGCTGACAACTGGCAGCGCCACACGCCCCACGGCTTGGTACATCGGCCTCTTCACGGCTGCGCCAAGTGATACTGGCGGCGGCACTGAGGTGTCTGGCAACGCCTATGCGCGAGTGGCCACCGGCACAATCACGATCTCTGGCACAAGCCCCACCAACGCCACCAATGCAGCGGCCATCGAGTTTGCAGCTGCCAGCGGCGGCAATTGGGGATCAATTGGCTGGGCTGGCATTTTTGATGCAAGCACTGGCGGCAATTTATTAGCCTGGGCAGCGCTGACCACAGCTCGCACCATCAACGATGGCGATGTGCTGCGAATCCCAGCTGGTGATCTTGATGTCACATTGACATGACATGGCAGCCTATGGTCTTGGCCCGTATGGTGGAGGCAATTACTCCTATGGCGTAAGCCTTGGAGCAGCCACACTTGCAGCCACCAGCACGGCTGCAATCAATGCAAGGCGCGTCTGCATAGGCGCGTTTTCTGTTTCTGCTTCCAGCTCAGAGACTGTCAGCGCCAATGTGGTCAAGACAGCATCATTCTCGGTTTCAGCGTCTAGCGGTGCAACAGCTGCTGCGCAAATAGTTGCCGATGCCTCGGCCACGATATCTAGCACCAGCAGCATGTCTGCAAGCGCTTTGCGCTATGCCATAGGCAAATCAACATTTGCGGACACATCGAGCGCAAGCCTTGCGGCCACGAGGGTGGCCATCGGTGCATTTGCCTCGGTTGACACCAGCGCGATGTCTGTCAATGGTGTCAGGGTCCCACTCATTCAAATCCTGATTGAAGACTTTGCCACAATGACTGTGGCCACCAGCGTGATCGTGAATCAGTCTGTGCTGATTGCGGCTGAGTCTGGCATGAGTGTCAACGGCCAGAGAAGACAAAGCACTCCAATCAATTTCACTTGCCAGTCATCTATGACGATTGCTGGCAATCTAAAATGGGTGGCAGAGAGTGACACGGCAGAGACATGGAATGCAATCTCTGACAATGCAGAGACATGGACACCGATCACAGACACATCAGAAACATGGGCCGCAATTAGTGACAACAGTGAAAGTTGGACAGCAATTGCGGATAATAGCGAGACTTGGCAAATAGCCGCATAGGGGTAAAAAATGGCAGATTCAACCACCACAAATCTATTACTTACCAAACCAGAAGTTGGTGCATCCACCGACACATGGGGTACAAAGATCAATACCGACTTGGACAGTTTAGATGCTGTCTTTGCTGCCGCAGGCACTGGCACAAGTGTTGGCCTAAATGTTGGCGCTGGTAAGACATTATCAGTAGCGGGGACATTGGTAGTGACTGGAGCCGCCAGCACTATTGATGCGACTGCTATTGGCTCAAGCACTCCAGACTCTGGTGCTTTCACCACTCTAAGCGCATCTAGCACTTTGAGCGTTACTGGTGCAGGTTCTATCCAAGGTCTAACAGTAGGCCGTGGTGCTGGTGCTGTGTCTACCAATACTGCGGTGGGTGCTAGTGCTTTGGCGGCTAATACGAGTGGTGCATTTAATACTGCTGGAGGCGCTAACGCCCTTGCCACAAACACCTCTGGTAGTGCTTCAACTGCTTTTGGCTATAACGCTTTGACGCTTTCAACAGGCGATGCAAACAATGCTTTTGGTCGTCTTGCTATGCCAGCAACAACCTCTGGAACAAACAATGCGGCATTTGGCAACAACACGCTTCAAGCAAATACCACAGGCTCGTATAACGTAGCTTTGGGTGCAAATGCACTTAACGCCAACACCACAGCATCTGGAAACGTTGCTGTTGGCTACAAAGCGCTTTATGTAAACACTACTGGCGCTGACAATACCGCAGTAGGCGGTGAGAATAACTACGTTGCCGCCCTTGGTGCAAACACTACAGGAACAAGGAATGTTGGTATTGGTAGCGGTGCTTTGCGTTCTAACTCAACTGGTAGTGATAACACGGCATTAGGCACTAACGCACTTCAAGCCAACACAACACCATCTAATAACACTGCTGTAGGCTACCAAGCTGGTTACTCAACCAACAATGGTAATAACAATACGTTTATTGGCTCTCAAGCTGGTTACTCCAATGCTGGCACTGGCGTTGTTACGGCTGTTGGTGGACAGGCTTTCTATAACTCAATTCAAGACTATGGAACCGCTCTAGGATACCGTGCTGGTTATGCCAACACTACAGGAAAAATTACCGCAATTGGAAGTTATTCTTTATCTGCCAATACCACTGGAAATAACAACGTAGCAGTGGGCAGTAATGACGGAATTTATGGTGCGACTTTACAATCCAACACTACTGGGTCTAACAATACTGCTGTTGGTTATCTTGCACTTCTTTCTAACACTACGGCATCCAACAACACTGCGGTTGGCGACAGTTCTCTTTACACCAATACAACAGGCGCATCAAATGCTGGATTTGGTGTTGGTTCACTGTATCTCAATACCACTGGTAGTTACAACGTGGCAGTTGGTCAACAAGCACTGCGTAGTAACACCACAGCATCTAACAACACCGCTGTAGGTTATCAGGCGGGGTATAGCAATACGACTGGTGCAAACAACACCGCTATTGGATTTCAGACGCTGGATGCTTGTACCACTGGCTATGAAAATACTGCGGTTGGTTCGGTTTCTTTGGGCAATGTCACAACTGGTGCATTCAATGCTGCTGTTGGCCGTGAATCGGGGCAAGAACTTACTACGGGTAGCAACAACGCATTTTTTGGAACCCAGTCTGGACGCTATGTAACCACAGGAATTAACAACACTCTGATCGGTGACAACGCTGGTTCTTCCATGACCACAGGCACAAAGAACACCGTCTTAGGTCGCTACAACGGCAACCAAGCTGGCCTAGATATTCGCACATCAAACAACTACATCGTGCTGTCTGATGGGGATGGGAATGCACGAGCTTATTGGAATTCTCTTGGAAGCATGAGAGTTCCTTATACATATACAGATACAACCGCAAGTGCAGCAAATGTATTTGTTGCTTCGGACGGGCAATTCTTACGCTCAACTTCTGCATTGAAATACAAACAAAATATCCGTGACCTTGAGGAAATGGACATTGGATTATTGCGACCAGTGCGTTACAAATCTAAGTGTGAAGGCGATGACCAGACTAAAGATCACATTGGTTTAATTGCTGATGAAGCCGCAGATTCTGGTTTTGAAGAACTTATATCTCGTGGTGCAACTGGTGAAGTTGAAGGCTTCCAATACGAACGCCTGACTGTTGTGTTGCTCAAGAAACTGCAAACACTTGACGCTGAATTTAAAGCCTATAAAGCATCTCACCCTTAATTAACTGAAAGGTAAATCATGTCTGAAATCATTGAACAACCATCCGCAGAGCAAATTGCACAGCACTACAGCGCTTGCATGGACTCAGTCAACCTGATCAACGCAGATCAACCAGAGGACATGGAAGATGCTGACTGGGCTGATACTGTTGCTCGTAACAAAGAGCATTTAGTTATTATGTTGGCTAAAGACTTCTGGACAACACAAGACTTAACAGCAATTCGTGCGGCTTCTGTATGACACTAGATTTAACCATTGAAGAAATTAACGCCTTGCTAAACCTAATGGGTAAGACTGCTACTGAAAGTGGCTTCTTCCCATTGATGGTTAAAATTAAAGAGCAAGCTGAAGCACAACTTCCTAAAGACGCGCCAGCGGCTGAGTGATCATGGCTGAAATAAAAATGGTCACAGAAACTGAGGCAAAGCTGTCAGCACATGAGCAGATTTGTGCCGAGCGCTACAGTGCTATTGCTTCATCGATGAAGGATGGCGACAGGCGCATGACCAAGATTGAATATCTGCTTTATGC